TTCACAACGAAAGAAGTTCTTAATGCGACTGTTGAGGCATTTACTCCTGGCAGTTACTCAGGGACATTTGATTACTCACCTATTCCGGTTGAGTCACAAGTTGATAGAGCATTGCAGATTGTTGAGCAAAATGGATCTGCCTTTTTTCCATTAACCTACTCTTTCGATTCAGGAAGCAACATTGCCACAAGTGGATTAGCAAGAGGCAAGAACTGGCAGCTTGATAGTTCAGGAAATCCCACAAGGCTTCCTGCTGACACATTGCCTAAGCAAAACGCAAGGACATTCAGTGTGGCAGTTCAGACTGCTGAGGATAGGTACTGCATCAGCCTTATGGAGAAGGTGATCAACTTTAGTCTTACCGAAACTGATTATACTTTAATTGAGGCATACTTTAATACCTTTACTATTCCTGATGGCTGGACTGCATCCTTTGCCGTAAGTCTTGATACTTACAATAGAATTTTCTGTCTATTGTACCGAGATGACAGAAGCTTGCTGATGATTGGCAGGCTTGACACCAATTGGCTTTGGCAGAGGTTTATAAATGAATCAGGAAGCAGTGACTTAAGTGTATTCAATTACTTATCCACCACTCCATTGCCTTACTTGCCAACTTTAAGTTATCAGTGGCTTTATGGGGATTGGTATGACATGGAGTTTGTGGACTTCAATGCCGGGTGCTATGAGTCACCTGAATTTTATGCCATGCCTGCAATACCAGGAGACAATTGGCAGTTCAATGTACCATCTGATTCAGGCAATCTCACAGGTCTTTCAACAGCCTCAGTGGGATTGTTTACTCAAGATGGGCAATTCATTCAGCAAGTAGGAGAGGCTGATTTAGCAATTGTAACTTTAACAGAATATGGCATGTATGCCAATTTTGGAGTGAGAGGTACTTACCAAGATTGGTTTGATGCAGTTTATAATCCAGTCTATACAGTTAATTTTCAAGCAACTGATTGCAATGGAGATTTAATTGGTGATATACTTGCCACAATTCCTGAGAATGGGATTACTACCGATGACTTTAATGAGTTCAAATCAGTAGTTGAAGGGCTTGCATTTCCTGATTGGCTTTCTGTTGTAGTTGAGTTAGATGATACAGGTAGGGTTGAATTTTATTTCACTTTTACCAATGCTCCTGTTTGTTTCTGTTCAATTACCGCATGGACTTACTATGAAGGATCAGGAGAGACTCTTTATTTTATTAAGCCAGCAATTTTTGAAAATCAAGGGAGGCCAACTCAATTCCAAGCTACAACCTTAATACCTGCTGTTGCTGCTGGATGCTATCGTTTAGGCTTGTATGCCGAATCAGAAGGAGGGTTTTACCTTTACAGCCTAAGCAACATCATCAACATTGATGGCTCTGATTGCTTTAGCACCATGCTTGAGTTTTGGGCAAATGATAACTCAATTGCTCAAGGGTTTGAGTACTTCAATGACTGGAAGCAAAGAGTAAGGCTTGGCATTAATGGTGGAGGGGCAAAGCCAGTAATTGAGGAAAATCTTTACAGGCAATCCAATGGAGTTCACAGAAGACCTCAGAATAAGCAGGATTTATCATTAGATTTGCATACTGATTTTATTGACCCCGAAACTCAGCTTGCGCTTGTTGATGCCACTCGACATCCGTACTTAGTTTGGGACAATAAGTCCATATTTGTGAAGGGAGATATTGATGTTGCCACCATTCAAGATTTCACGACACAATCCTCTTTTGAAACCTTAGCTCAGGTTAAGTTTTCGGCACTCCTTCAGGGCTTCCAGCCCAAAAACTCAAGTTGTTTAACTTGCTAACAAAATGTCAATATTTTCACTCACTTGCCCGGATGTAGGTTGCTACCAAAATTTCCAATGCGACCCTGAATTCCAAAATAAAATCATTGCAATGGCATTCGTAAAGAAGTCATCTGCTCTAACTCCAGCCGAAAAAGCTTCTGCTGATTTATGGATTGCTGCTCTCTATGAGAGATACCTTGATGGAGAGGGCTACTTAGTCCTTAATACATCAGGAGAGAAGCCTAAGCCTGAAACTGCAACCACAGCAGGACGAGGTATGCAAAACACCAAAGCACTTGCAAAAACCCATACTTTAACGGTGCAGGACATGCAGGGAGTCGTACAAAATAATGTACAATTTTACAATGATATCCTTGGTTCATCTCAAAATTATGACTTTTACTATTTCACTCCAAATCGCATTTGGGATGCATCGGGATACTATGTGACCGTAATTGGTGACCCAATCATCACAGCAGACCTGAACACATATCAGATGGCTGAGGTTACTGTGAACTGGGTTTCTAAAGTCAATCCACTGCCGTATGAGTTCGATACTGACACTTTCCTTGAGGGTCTTTATTACATTATCAGCTTTAGTGGTTCAGGTAACACCTACCTTGGCAATACTATCACAAGCGGATGTTCAGAGACAGAGAGTTCTACTTTTTCTGCTGTGTTAAACATTGGTGCAATTTCAGGTGCGCCTGCTCAAAGTTGGTCAATAGAAGAGATTGCTGGCAGTGAACCAATTGGTGATATTGCCCTTGAGATTGATCCAGTAAGTGGAGTATTGACTTGGACTCCTGGGGATGGAACTTATGATGGCACTTACATCTTTACCATAACTGTAACCAACGAGTATGGTTGCGTATTTGGACAAGAGACAATCACACTTATTGTTAATTGCGGAGAATAATTAATTAGGGATGGAGGAGCTAATTGGACAACTATTTTCAACCCTCATGGACAGACAGATCCGTGAGGGCAAACTTGAGTACATTGAATGTGCGAGGGAAAAGGCAGAAGAGCTGGAGTACCATTTTGAAAATGAGTATCCAACTAAGCTCCTCCATACTCAACATCCGAGTGAAGAGCCTTGGATGAAGGATTACAGAAGGCAGAGATGGCAAGCACCAACCACTACAGCCACAGGCAGAGTCTTTAACTTCCTGCAAAAGATTCAGCAGGCTGATGATTTTAAGATCACCTTTGAATCTGATTTCAAAAAGACTGGTGTAGCGGAAAGAATAGGTTTGCAGGACAACACCTTGCAGTTCTATGTTGAAAATGCTCTGCCTAAGTTCGGCAGTCTTGAGACTTGGTCTTTCAATGTGTTTTTGAAGACCTATCTGCAAGACTCCAATGCAATTGTGGCAGTGTTGCCATACTATGAAGACTTTGTTAAGAATCCAGCAGGGGTTACCACTTTAGATTGGTCAAAGCCTTACCCACAGACAATCTTTTCTGAGGATTTAATATTTGAGGAAGAATCTTTTGTCATTGTTAAGGCTGAGGATTACGAGGACATGAACCGCAAGAAATGGGATCAATTCTTGTGCATAACGATGGAGGGCTTAGTCCTTTTCAGGCAAGTCAATCAGTACACTTATGACAATCCTTTCCAAGTCTTTATCCTGCCTTACACATTCTCTTATTTGCCTGTTATCAAGGTTGGAAGCGTTATTTATGAAGAGGAAGATGGTCATTTGGTTTTTGATTCAGTTCTTGCTCCTTGTCTGCCTGCTTGGAATGAAGTTTTATTTCGGACAGATGACCTGAACATCCTTTGGGCAACACATGCTCTTCCTCAGAAGTGGGCATTAAAGATGTCTCCTTGCAAGACTTGTAATGGCACAGGACAACGCACAAACAGAAAGGAGGAGAGAGTAGGCTGTAATGATTGCCAAGGGTCAGGAAGGGCATCAAGCTCTCCATTCGGGTTAATGGAGATTAACATTGACAGAGTTAGTGCTGTCAATCCTAATCCAATTGTTCCACCAGTGCCTCCGGCAGGATACATTGAAAGACCTACTGAGACAGTCAGGCTATTCCAGGAGGACATCATTCAAAAAGAGTTCCAAGGCTTCAAGGCTATTGGTCTTGAATTGCTTGGTCAGATTCCAGCAGCTCAGTCAGGGATTGCTAAGGAGTATGACAGAAAGGAGCTAAACACCTTCTGCTACTCAGTAACTGTTCACTTGGCTCAGGTTTATACTAAGGTTTGCTTCCACATTCTCTATCAGCGTTACAATAGCCTGTTTGCTTCAGCCTTAATGGATAGTGACAAGGTAAAAGCTGCATTGCCTCAGATTACTGTGCCTACTGACTTTGATGTCATTACCACTGACATGATTGGTCAGATGCTGACTAAGGCGAGACAAGGCAACTTTGACCCACTTATCATCTCAGGAATTGAGAATGATTATGTTGAAAAGCTTTATGGTGAAAACTCAATCCAGCAGTCTTACCTTAAGATATTAAAGCAGCTTGATCCTTTGCCTTATAGGACAGTAGATGAGAAGACATTGCTTCTAAACAGCCAAGGTTGCACTCTCCAGGATTATGTCTTGAGTGCTAATCTGCCAGCATTTGTGATGCAGCTTGTAGATGAGAATGCGATGTGGTATGACTTGCCTGTTCAGCTTCAAAGGACACAAGTAGAAGCAATGGCAGCAGCCAAAGTTGCTCAGATTAAGTCTGCTGTTGTGCCACTCATGCCTGAAGGAATGTAATGCCGACAGAGAAGCAGTTAGCCATCATTAGGAAGATTCAGCAAATTCAGCTGGACATTGAGAATGGGATGGCTGATTCTTTACCTAAAGTTTTTAAGACTCTTAGCAATGAAGTAATTGACTTAGCCTCTGAATTAAGTCTTGACCCAAAAGATAGGGCTAAGACTTTACGAGAGATGGTCAAGCTAAAGAAGGACATTGCTGACACCATAGTCAATAATGCAGCTTATCAGACAGAGGTTGTGGCTGTGATTAATGGATACAAGGCACTTGCTGAAGCTTCAAATGAATATTTAAGTCTTATACTCGATGACTTTTCCCCGAAAACTGAGCTTTATAAAGCCATTCTTGAGACCAATATTGAACTTACTAAGGATGCTCTTATAGGAGGAGGCATCAGAAATAATTTCAGCAATGCAATTCAGGAAGTCCTTAAAAGCAACATTGCCGGAGTAAGCAATAGGGCAGAACTTAACAAGACTCTGAGGCAGTTTATAGAAGGCACACCGGATGATTTGCCTTTTTTGAATAGATACATCAAGCAGACAACAAACGACTCTGTAATGGCCTTCAATGCAGAGTACATTCAGACAGTAAGCGAGGACTTAGGTGTTGAGTATTATTTGTATGCCGGGACAATAATTGAGGACACAAGGCCATTCTGCTCTGCAAGGACTGGCAGATTCTTCACCACTGACCAGGTTAAGCAATGGGCAAGCCTTAAGGGCTGGCAAGGGAGAATGTCAGGAACTAATGCCAACACAATCTTTATCTACAGAGGTGGATACAATTGCAGGCATCA